ACCCCCGGATAGTTGACGGGCTTCTGTGCGGCCTTCTGGCGTCTATGTAGCGCTGCATGGCATCGGAAAAGATATGCGACTCTTTATAGACTTTGTGCGCGGACTTATACTCCGTGACGGTATCCTTCAGTTCCTGTCTGCTGCCCGCGGTGAATCGTTTCGTGTGCTGCTTGCCGGTCTGGTCTTTGCCGATCGAGACGACCGCGGTATACTTTCCGGTCTTTGTCTTCGTGATTTTCATAATGCATCCTCCGTAAAATAGGTGTAAAAAATCCCGGAAGATGCTATAATACGGTTGAGCGTCATCAGCTGGAATTCCTTCCGGGAGAATGAGCCGCCTGTCTTTCGCGCCAACGGGGCAGGCGGCTTGTTTTTATCTGTGGAATTGGTATAATAATCAATGGTGTTGTTGGTCTCTTACCTTCTTGCTGCACCTCTCTCGATTTCCGTCTCACATGTTCGTGGCATGTGTGGCGGATTTTTTATTGGTTCTTTTCTAAATTCTTATTAAGGCGTTCCAGTTGCCTAATGATTATATTGTTCTGTAACATTAGAATCCTGAAATATGACAATTTTGAGGATTCAACTCCATTTCCTCCTAATGCAACCCCTGTTTCGATTAACTTATTTCCGGTAAGACAAGAGGCAATTTCTTTCAATGTGGAAATATCTCGATAATCTGATAAACCATCGAGTCCAAATTTCATCATAAGTTCTCTTTCTTTTCTTGCCTGCTTTTCTTCTTTCGTTTCTCCTGATCCGAAAATTGCCATTTTGTTACCTCCTTTTTGCTTTAATATTAATTATTTCACATTAGCCGACACTAGCTCCTACTTTCTTGGTTTCTTCAATCAGCGGAAGTCCGAGGATGAAACGCACCGCGTTTTTATCCTTGAGGCTTGCTTTTTTATAAGCCATAAGGATTTCATTATCTTCTGAAGATTCGACAATCGTTTTCTTCCGCGTATTATATTCATTATCCATATCGAGATATGTTGCAATCCCTATTAGCTTGTCGTATTTTGGGCGATATCTGCCCGCTTTCCAGTCGGTAAAAGCGCTATATGCAATCCCTGTCTCTCTAGATAATCGTGCTATAGTTAAACCTTTTTCTTTCATTGCCTTTTCAACATCTGCATACTCCATAGAAATACCTCACGGAAAACCGCGAAAATCCTATTGACTTTCACGGGAATCCGTGTATAATTCTGCTTATGGGGCACGGAAATCCGTGAAACCCAAAGGGGCTCCATCGCGGAAAACTGTATAGAAAATGTCTGACAACTGTATTTTATACGGTTTTCCGTGAATTGACAAGCCACTACATATAGAAAGGAGGTTATGCATGTACGCAAAATATGCAGCACTCAGGGATAAACGCGGCTTTAATGATTTGAAAGTAGCGGAAGCAACCGGAATTCCGTCATCGACTATTTATGATTGGAGACAAAGAAGCACGGAAAACTCAAAAGCAGGGTTGTCGGCTGATAAGTTGTTGAAAATCGCTGAATTACTGGGTGTCTCAGTTGAGTATTTTCTTAAAGACACGAAAAAGGAGGAATAGTGAACGAACTATCGCAACAAAATAAGCAATTGCCCGACAATCTCCCCGACCTGTCGCGCTTCGTCCTGATCGGGCGCGAAAAGCTAAACGCAGTTCGTGCGGAGATTCGGGCAATCAAGAAAGTCGGGCTCGCTCAGGAAGTCCATCAACAGAAGCTCCAAGAGGCTCAGGAAATCGCAGAGGCCGTTCTGGATGCAGAGGTGCAGATCGGCAAGCTAACAGCGGCGATACCGAAAGCGACGCCAAATAACAATCCGTTTCACGAAATCCGCAACGGTGCGGAATTGGTGAAGCCATGAAAAGAGCAGCGGAAACAACGATCCGCGCAGCTCAAGTTCGGGCCGGATACTTCCGAAAAACAAGCCAGATGTGCCAGATGGCACAGATTCCGCTGAGTACATTCAATGTACGCTTGAAGCGCGGAGGTTGGTCTACTTCAGAGCTGCGGCGGCTTGATCGCGTAATACATTTCACGGATGAGGAACTCATCCAGTTAATAAGGGGGTAAATTATGTTATTTTTTCAGATTCTGATTGCCGTCGGTATCGTCGTCGGTATCATGTACGGCATCGAGCTCCGCGAGGACAGGCTCGAACAGGAAGAGCGCCGGGCCGCGAACCGTGAGCACACGCTCGACCTTTTCATCAGGAATCGCCTCTAATGAGCAGGAGTAAAACAGCGCACAAGCGCGAGCGGAAGCGCCGCCACGAACGGCAGATCGCCGCCGGGGAGCGCGTGAAGCCGGAGAAGATCAGGAAGCCGTTCAACAGCGGGCGGCGAATGGTGATAGTTCGCCGGGTCCTACTTTCCGCGATTGATCCGGAGATCGTGCGGCAAGTATGCGAGATAGTGAGGGGAGTTAGCATCACATGAGTGAAAAGGACATCATTGAAAGCTGGCTGAATTTCGAAGGTCAGCTAACGATTATCAAGACGGCCTTCGAGAACCAGTATTTTCAAGAGGCCTACAAAGAAGCAGAGAGGTTAGTTAAGTACCTCCGCATATTTGCGGTTAGGGAAATAAGAAAGAGAGAGGAAGAAAGCAATGAAAAAGAAAACAGCACCGTATGAGGAAATCAAGCGCCTCATCCAGGACACTACGGAACACCGTAACAAGGAACACAAAGAGGACACCTGCATGTATCGCGGAACTGATGGCGAGCGTTTCTGTAAGATGACCACGAATACATCTTGCAAAAAGTGTAGATTCTATGTTCCAACGACTCAGGCCGTTTTCCGCGCAGTATATGAGGAAAGTGTAGCCGCAACGGATGCATATTACACCGCTAAATCTGAGTATGAAGCACTGACAGAACTGCACGACGAAGTACAGGAACTGTGGGAGAAATCGCGCAAGCACTTCAAGGAAGCAGAACAGGCATATGACCTGATTGCAATGTCGAGAAAGAGTTACTTAACATACCTTTGGAACGAGGAGGGAAAAGAGAATGGATAATACCATTTATGGCTATACAAGGGCGATTCTCAATTCAGTCTGTGCAGTAATGCACGGCATGAAGTACGACACAGACAAAATAATAGCAATTAAAGCTATCCTTTCCGTAGCTGATCCGGCAGCGCTGCCGCTGGATTTGTACGACTTCGAGGAGAAGAAGGATGATTGAGCGTCCGTTCTGCAACGCCTGTGGGGAGCACATCACGGATCAGCGCTGTATTGTGATGAGCACTGAAGAGCAATTTGATACTTGCTTTTGTTTCAGATGCAAAAACAAGATGATAAAAGCGGTTTCAAATATTAGTAAATACGGCGCTGAAATATTCCGTGATTACCTGGATGAGTACGAGAGAAAAACACCAACAAAAACAACAGAAGGATGGTGAAGACATGGCATTACCAGTTTTAATTATTGGCAAGAGCGGAGAGGGCAAAACTTATTCACTGAAAAACTTCCAGCCGGGTGAGGTGGGTATTATCTCCGTAGAGAAAAACAGGCTGCCGTTTCGGTCCGAACTGAAGCCGGTGAGGATACCGAACTACGAAAAGCAAATGACGGAGGCTAACACTTATGCACAGGTAAATGCAGCTAAATACGCATGGATTGAACGTACAATAGAAAAGGCGGCAGCTCCGTCAATCGTCATAGATGACAGCCAGTATCTTATGGCAAATGAACTTTTTGACCGTTCCGGAGAAAGAGGGTATGACAAGTTCACTGATATTGCAAAAAATTTCCGTAACCTCATTCATTTTGTGAATGAGTTGGAAGACGAGAATAAAATAGTTTATTTTCTTCATCACACAGAGTCAGACGGAGACAACCGGGAGAAGTGCAAGACAATCGGGAAGATGTTGGATGAAAAATTGTGTGTCGAAGGCTGCTTCAATATTGTTCTATTTTGCCAGAATCACGAATTTTACACACAGGGAAATGGAATGAGTACAGCGAAAAGTCCGGAAGGGATGTTTGAGCAGAAGATTCCGAATGATCTGAAGGCGGTGGATACAGCGATCCGCGAATACTACGGAATGACGGGGGATGGCTAATGAGCGAAAAGAAAAATACTTACACCTGTGAAGGCAATCCAGGCGAAATGTCTGGACTGCTGCTGCGGACACGCAAACGAGGTGAGGGCATGTACTGTAGAAACATGCGCGCTACACCCCTATAGAATGGGCCACAGACCCAAAGTCGATAAAATATACGGCGAAGACATTACAAGCGCCGAAAACCCCACGTAGCCCTATGAAAACTCGCACAGAATTGAAATCAGGATAAAGCAAAGGAGATAGAAATGGCATTACCATCATACAACAAAGCAGACAGGCGTCAGAATTTCGAGCAGCTTCCGAAAGGCGCTTACGTGATCCAGATCATCGGCGCGCGTGAGGAAGCAAACAAAAACAGTGACGGAACACACGTTACCATTGCCTTCGATATCGCGGAGGGTGATTATAAAGGATTCTATAAGCAGCAGTTTGACAAAAATTCCAACGAGGATAAGAAGTGGCCGAATGATGGCACTTTTTATCTGACAGTTCCAGTAGATGGCTGTAAGCCTTACATCTGGACAAACTGGAACAGCTTCTTTGCCGATCTGGAAGACAGTAACGGCGGCTTTATGTTCAGTGGGGATGTGAAGACACTCAAAGGAAAGCTGATCGGTGGTAAATTCCACATTGAGCAGTCGGAATATAACGGCAACGTCTACGACCATACCAAACTCAGATGGACATGTGTAGCCGATGACGTGCGGCAGGGCAAGGCCGGGAAACTTCCGCAAGATAAGCTGATTGAGAGCAGAGGCGGCGCAATCAGGCGCGAAACCGATCCATTCACGGGCGCGACATCCAGCACAGATGATTTTGTATCCGTTCCGGAAGGCGCTGAGGAGCAGATTCCGTTTTAATTGAGGTGGTTTGATTATGAGATACGCTTATGGTAATTCATATCATTTAAAACATGGAAGAAAACCAAAACGCCTATACACGATTTGGAAAAAGATGAGGCAGCGCTGTAATGATCATAACGCAATCAATTATAAAAATTATGGCGGCAGAGGAATTTCAATTTGTAGTGAATGGAATGATTTCGCAGCTTTCCGTATATGGGCATTCAATAATGGTTATGCAGAAAATTTGACGCTCGACAGGATAGATAATGACCTTGGTTATTCACCTGATAATTGCAGATGGTCAACATATAAAGAACAGGCGAAAAATAGGAGAACGACTATATATATTGAATGCAATGGAGAGACCAAAACAATAACTGAGTGGTCGGAAATATCAAAAATTCCATACGGCACAATACATGGGAGATTGTCGAGAGGATGGGAAGCACAAAGAGCAATTTTTGAGGCTATAAACCATGGATGTGCTTGAAATCCGCGAAGTGCTTGAGACCTTCCGCATAATCGTTGACTGCCGCGAACATAGGACGCCGGAGGCTAAGAGGAGACTTGAGGCTTTCGGCGCTCCAACAGAAACTGGCACACTGAGTTATGGAGATTACGCGGCAAATATCACGCTGCATGGCGCGCCATTATACGACATTTCCAACGCAATTAAGCCAGCCTGTGTGATTGAGCGGAAAATGGGACTTGATGAGATCGCCGGGAACCTGACGCGCGGGCGCGACCGTTTCCGCAGAGAATTCGAGAGGGCCACGGAGAACCATGCGCGGGTGTTTCTGCTGATTGAGAACGCCACATACGAGGGTATTATCAATCACAGGTATATGAGTAGGTTTAACGAGAACGCGTTCCTGGCGTCTCTGGTTGCATGGCAGGTGCGTTATAACGTGACAGCGGTTATGTGTAAGTCAGACACTTCAGGACGGCTAATTAAAGAGATTTTGTATCGTGATATGAAAGAGAGGCTCGAGCATGGGGAGTACGGATAACTTTGTAAAATTTCCAACTGATGTCCTTGAGGCTCTCTATGCTCGGAAATTATCGCCAATCCACTACCAGATAATTCTCTATGTTGTGCGGAAAACAAACGGATTCCAGAAGCCACACGACTACATAGCCGTCTCAAAGATGGCTGATGATATTGGGCGATACCGTCAGGGAGTTTCCGCAGCAGTCAGAGATTTGGAAGCAATGGGGATGCTGGAAGTGGATCGCAAGGGGAACCGCAAGGGACATGAAATGATGGTGAAGCCCGTCAAGGATTGGGAACAAAGCGTCCTAAAATCAGGACATGTCTTAAATTCAGGACATGTCCTAAAAACAGGACGCCAACCGTCTCAAAATCAGGACGCTAACCGTCCTGAAATTAGGACATACAATAGATATTCTACAATAGATACTCTACAAAAGATAAACCCCCTAAACCCCCCTTACGAGGATGAGGGCGACATCGACAGGAGTGATTACACAGAAGAGGAGATAGAGCAGCTGCGGAAAGAAGGGTGGACAATTTGAAAAATAGCATTTATGAATTCAAACCGGAAGATGCGGAGCGGTTCGCAAGAGAGCGCGGCATCCCTGCACAGAAGCGCGGTGATGAATTACGGTTCAACCGCTGCCCGTACTGCCTTGGAAAGACGGACGACAAAAACACCTTTGCAATCAATCTGAAGACTGGACAGTTTAAGTGCCTGCGGGCTACGTGCGGAGCCAAGGGGAACATGATTACATTGTCGCGTGACTTCGGCTTTTCACTTGGGCGCGATGTGGACGCATATTTCAACCGGCAGCGGTTCAGAGATTTGCGGAAGTACGGAAGACCGGAAGTCAGGACGCCGGCAGTTGAGTACATGGAGTCGCGCGGGATTAGTAAGGCAGTTGCGGAGCGATACGGAATCACAACACAGAAAGAGCATGACAATATTCTGGTATTCCCCTTTTACGATGAGGATGGAGCGCTTCAGTTCGTAAAATATCGCAAGACGGACTTTGACAAAGCGAAGGACAGTAACAAGGAATGGTGCGAGGCGAACTGTAAGCCGATCCTGTTCGGCATAGACCAGTGCAACGTTGATGAGAGCAAGGTGCTGGTGCTTACGGAAGGACAGATCGACAGCATGAGCGTTGCGGAAGCCTTCGAAGGTGAAGTCAATGTAGTATCCGTCCCGACCGGCGCAAAGGGATTCACATGGGTTCCGTACTGTTGGGACTTCCTCTGCCGCTTCGAGACGCTGATTGTCTTCGGAGACTACGAACACGGGTACATCACGTTGTTGGACGAGATGCGCGAACGTTTCCCCGGAACCGTGAAGCATGTACGAACGGAAGACTATAAGGACTGTAAGGACGCAAATGAACTCCTGATGAAGTACGGAAAGCAGGCAGTAATTGACGCCGTGGAGAATGCCGTGGTTGTCGATGATCCGCACGTCAGGCGGCTTGCAGGGATTGAACGGCGCGATATGGGGGAAGCGATTGACACAGGTATCACGAAATTAAACCGGACTATCGGCGGCTTCTTCCTCGGACAGCTCGTGATCCTGACCGGAGAACGCGGCCTCGGAAAATCGACACTTGGAAGCCAGTTTGTTCTGGAAGCTGTGCGTCAGCACTATGTATCCCTGATTTACTCCGGAGAGCTGAACGACTGGCAGGTACAAGAATGGCTTGATCGACAAGTGGCTGGTCCGCAGCACATCAACAGGCAGGTTACGCGGCTTGGTTTTGAGAACTTTTTGATTGACGGAGATGTGACGGAAAAGCTGCACAGGTGGTACGAGGATTACTTGTACATCGTGGAAAATTCCCTCGGCGTGGAAGACCCGGAGCCAATCTTGGATACTTTGAAGAATGCGGTTAGACAGTATGGCGTCAAGGTTATTTTTATCGACAACCTCATGACCGCAATCTCTGACGATCTGGCTGCGGACCTCTACAGACAGCAGGCGGCTTTTGTGCGGAAACTTGCGGAAATGGCGAAGATATACCAGGTGTTGATTATTTTGGTAGCGCATCCGCGGAAGATGAACCGCGAAGACTTCACAAATGATGATATCAGCGGTTCCTCGAATATCTCAGACCTCGCGCACATCGTACTGAAGTACGGAAAGCCGAAGAAGGAAGCAACCACGGATGCGCCGCGCACGCTTGCAATCACGAAGAACCGGAACAATGGCTGGGTGAATTTTGACGGAATCGAACTGTATTTCGAGATGAAGAGCAAACGCATTTCGGAGCGTCCGAACGAGTTTGACTGGGCGTGCGGATGGGAAAACGAGAGTGACATGTGGCACGATGACGCACCTGACGATATACCATTCTGAGGACGGAAGCATGGACGATTTACACAAAGCACACGCTGATCTGAATGCGGTGTGGAAATTCTACAAGGACTATTCACAGCGACAGCCGAAAGACGATGCGTTTTATGAGGACATGGCGGAAACGTCAATGCATATCCAGATGACAACGATATTCGGGAATAGGGCGTTGGTGGCTGCGATTGATGCAATCAGTACGGATGATTGGATGGAGAAAAACAAATCATGAAAGAAATCTGCAAAAACTGCGAGCACTGCAAGCCGACATACAAGAGTTATTACTGCGACCGGGACAAGGCAAAGAAGACGAGGTTGCAGGATACATGCGAGAAATGGGAGAGGAAAATGAGCTGAACACGCACTCTGACGCGCTAGAATGCCCCTAGAATCGCGTTTTACGGTGTCGGTGGTATAAATGTACCCCCGAGCCATAAAACGCCGAAATTGGGGCGATATATGCGCGGAAAATCCGCGATACCGAGAAAAGGAGAAAGTGAACGACATGAAAATGAAAGTTAAAATAGACCTAGAATGTTTTATGCCGGAACGCGCACATTCCACTGACGCCGGCTATGATCTTCGGACACCGCATCGCGTTGTGCTGCATCCGCACAGCAGTGTGACAATCGACACAGGCGTGCATGTGCAGATACCGAAAGGCTATGTGGGGTTCCTGAAGGCGAAAAGCGGGCTTAATGTGAAGCATGACATCACCGGAACCGGCGTAATTGACAGCGGCTATACAGGAAGCATCCGGGTGAAGCTCTACAATAATGGGGATATTCCACATGTCTTTGAAGTAGGAGATAAACTGATACAGCTCGTGATCCTGCCGATCCTGACGCCTGAACTGGAACTTGTGGACGAGCTGGAAGATACGGAGAGGGGGTCTGACGGCTTTGGAAGCACAGGGAGATAACTGCAAAAAATTCATCGATGAAACCGGTAAGCGATACGGAAAGCTGACAGTAATAGAGAAATATAACAAAGGCGGCCGTTTTGAGCATGTCAAATGGCTGTGCCGCTGTGACTGCGGAAGGATTGAGCCCGTTAATGGCTACTACCTGCGGCGCGGGATGCGCACCATGTGCAACCAGTGCGCCGCGGAACTTCGGGCAAAAGGAATTGACGCGGGGTGTAAACTTCCGAAAGATGCAGTCGTACATACACAGGAATTACGGATTGAGAATGCCGGAAGTACGGTTGCAAGACTTAGAAAGCTGCGGAACGCGCTGCGGATCGGCGAGAAATATACAGTTTTTGTAAAACAGCGTTATGCCGAGGGATACAAGGCGAAATGCACCTTGATAGCAAAGTATCCAAAATTTGCACTCTTCAAATCTGAGCGTGGGCTCTGCTACTGCTTCGGATACCACGCAATCATGACGGAAGAAATTGTGTATACGGATGATTTGATTCCGAAGAGGGTGACGGCATGAAGCCGGTAAAATATGCAGATTTGAAACACATCCAGAAAATGTCACTCAATGATTTCAACCGCTGGCTGAATGGAATTTGCAAGAACATATATGAGCAGGGCCTGAACTACGGAGCGGTCTGGCTGGAAGATGACCTCTTCCAGCTGCTCCGGTCCGAGGGGATCGGCGCGGAGAGAGCAAACAGGATCATCGATAAAATGTTAGAGGTACGGGATGAAGGTTAAATTTAATAAAAACAAGTTGAAGTATGATATTTCGGACTATGGTGCACAGTCAAAAGTCGCCACTGAGCTGAGGATGACTACTGGAACGCTTAGCCGTATCGTAAACAGGGAACACATTAACTTTATGACGTTGTACGCCATTTGCAGCGTAATTGGTACAAAGCCAGACAACTATGTGACGGAAGCGGGGTGGAACGAATGACAGCCGAGGAAAAAGACCGCATTGAATGTGCTATCCGTCACATCCAGACCGCCGTGGATATTGATCCGTGGGCGCGAGAGATTGCGGTGGAAGCAATGAAGAAGCAGATACCGAAGAAGCCAAATTATAAAGAAGAAGACAGATTTGTAAAAGAGCTTTTTGCAGTATATACGTATTGCCCTGTGTGCAAAAAAGAAGTTGATGTGGATGATATGTACTGTGTTTGTTGCGGTCAGGCGATTGACTGGACGGAGGGTGAGTGATGGAAGAATTTAAACCGTGTCCGTTTTGCGGTGGAGAAATGAATAGATACCCAGATTTTACTATTTCTTTCAAGCGTGATAAGCGAAAGGTATTGGGAATATATCATGAAATCTGCACATTAAAGTGCAATAGATGTTCATGCACTGTTCATCAAGCAGGTGCGACAAGAGAGGAAGCGGAAAAGAACGTTTTTAATCTTTGGAACAGGAGGATGAGCGATGATACCTGAAAGACAAAAGGCGATTGACAAATGGCTATCTTCACACTGCCAGAAATGCGCTGAGAATGATGATAGAGGGACTGGCTATGTTAACTGTCAGGCAGAATGCGAAGTACAGAAAGATGTAGGGATAGCATGTATCCACTATGATGAATACTACGAGCAGGAGGGCGAGTGGTGAATAAATTGAAACCGTGTCCGTTTTGTGGTGCAACTGCTGAAGTACACAAGCATTATCCACCTTTTGGCGGACGGGTAAGAGTAACAGTAAGATGCACGATATGCAGATGTAACTCCGGTGAATGGGGCAGAACGGATAAAGCAATCGAAGCATGGAACAGGAGAGTGAGTGATGAATCAGAAATGTTGCACGACATGCGACCGTGTTGATGTGAATGAAATGACTGATGAAAGATACTGCTCTCTAAAGGATTATGCACAAATAAAGTTAAGGTGGCATAAATACCGACCAGATTGGTGTCCTAAGCTAAAAAAGAACAGGAGGACGAGTGATGAAACTGGAGGAAGCGATTAAAAATTTTGAGCAGGAAATAGGCGAGTTTGAAGGATTCAAGAAAATCAATGCAGTAACGTATGAAGATTATGAACGCATCGAAAAGACAAGACGACTCGCGGAATGGCTGAAGGAACTGAAGGAACGGAGAGAGCAAGATGTTCCCGACACAAATGTCGGAGACATGATTAGCAGACAGGCGGTAATAAAAGCGGTTGACAAGTTTATTCCTGCTGACCCTATGAAGAATGATTATACGCAAGGCATTTCGGTAGGGTTAGCCATAGCGACAAGATGCATAGAAGAATTTAGTCAAGAAACCGATGAATCTAGTCAAGGATTAGTCAAGGACTTAATCAGCAAACAGGCGGCGATTGAAATTATACAAAGTATGTATCCTGGAATGCCCAGAGTTCCTTGGATGCGAAAATACTGGCAAAAACGACATGAGCCATATATACGGATGGAAAATGCGATTAGAGAGTTGTCATCCGCACGGCCTGCGCCGTGTGAGGATGACAAAGGCTGTTCAAACTGTATGTATAGCGGCAGACCAACATATAAGTCACCATGTTCAGAATGCCATGATAATAGCCAGTGGGAGATGGAACCAATTTCGCGGAGCCACGAAAATAGCACTGAGTGCGAGGATGTGGTGAGTAGACGAAAACTATTGAATGATTTGGGAGAGTTAATAACCGCATGGGAAAAATACCCTGTCATGGCAGAACAGATAAAAGGCGTTAAAGCAGCAATCGAATATGTGGAGACAATTCCATCCGTCACGCTAAAGCCAGACCATAGCGGTAACACCACCGAGATGGTTGAGTATGATGATTGTGTAAGTAGACAAGCTGTGGCTGATGTAGCATATGAAGTAGGGAATCTTTTTGACGGCGAAGATGATACGCGTACTCCATATGGAGTGGCTTTCGATATTCAAATGGCAGTTGATAAATTACCATCCGTCACGCCGAAGCGGAAGACGGGGAGGTGGATTGAAGAACAGCGCGGCATTAAGGTAACGCTATATAGATGCTCGGAGTGCGGAAGAGCCGTCATAGACGATACTTCGTATGACGCTGCTAAAGACTTTCCGTTTTGTCATTGTGGCGCGGATATGAGACAAAGAGAGGAGGAATAAATGAAGAAATACATCTGTGTAGATGACTACATCGACCGCAACGGCGCGTATCCGGTGAGCACACCAACCACATTAAAGCAGGTATGTGAAGACCTGAAGTCCATGCCGCCAGCGGACGTGATCCCGATCAGCTACATCGAGGACTGGTTCTGGAGACGCTATCACACATCAGAGCCCGCGCTGGTGGCGGATTGGAGGACAGACAATGCTTGAACCTTACAAAACGTGGAGAATTAATGAGGTGATTGTGTGCTATTATGACGGTACAATGACCGCCGAGGATGCTTTTATTATCATTGCTCATGTTATCAACTTCTGGAGGTGACAGGATGGGATTTGTAATCGGAGTATTTGTAGGTGTAATACTTGGAGTGTTCTGCATGTGTATCGTAATCACAGGGAGTGACCATGATGACGGCTAAAGAATACTTATCACAGGTGAGTAGATGCGACACGAGAATCAAAGCACTTATCAGGACGCGCGATCTGCTTCGAAGCAAAGCGCTTTGCAATTCATCACCGCGGATGGATGCGGACAAAGTGAGCAGCTCCGGCGGTTCTTCCTCACCAATGTCTGATGCGGTAGACCGCTACGTAGATATCGAGCGCGAACTTGACGCCATGCAAGATGAGTACGGGGCGCTTATTCTTAAAATCACAAAGCAAATTGATGCCGTGGGGGATGATCGCTATGCCGAACTGCTCCGGCTTCGATACGTGGAGGATAAGCGGCTTGAGGATATCGCCTGTATCATGCGTAAGCGTGACGGCGGTATGTATAATTACGAGTATATCAAACGGCTTCACGGTTATGCGCTGGCAGCCTTTGCGCGAAAATATTTAAAATAATTTCCGCAATGTCACTCAAAAGTCACCTATTGACATGCTATTATGATATCGTGTCAGTTGGTGGGGTTAACTTGACATGATCGGTTCTTCTTCAAAACAGGGGGCGTTATGCTAAATTGCATAGCGTCTCCTTTTTAGTGGGGATGATTTACGAGTATGGACTGTTGGAAATAACCGGCGGGTAGTTTTGACGGGGCGCCGTTTTGTAACGGGGCGATACTCTCAGATGGTGCGATCCAGATTAAAAGCCGAGCGTAGTACGACGCAATCAATATTAACTGGCTCCATTAACTCAGGTATTAAAAAAAGGTGGGGGCTGCATGAAAG